AAAACTTACCAACATTCCTTAGTAGTTCTTAATTTTGGGTTGTTTTGGTGTAGGTTTGCCCTCGCCTATACCAAACTACCCAAAAAGAAAAAAAACCGCTTAAAAAGGCAAATAAAGGCAAATTAGAAGGTTTTTAAAAAGGGTTTACCATGCAAAAAATCAAATACATTAAAAATTATCTTGGGAAAAAGATTGGTGAGATTGAGGTTGTTAGTAATAATATAGCTCATGGATTGATTGAGAGAGGAGTGGCTGTGTTGTATAGTGCCAAAAAGATAATTACTGGTTATGCTGATAAGATGATGAGACCAGAAACTAGCACTACAAAAAAAGGAAAAAAAAGAAAAGGGTATAAAGTAAAGTAAGATGGCATATACTACAGAACAAAAAGTTAAAAATTACCTTGGTATATCTTCTTTGCCAGACCCGCTTACCTCTGCAGCTTTAGAGGACTTTATCAATGCTGTAGATGCGTTTATTGACAATTATTGCAATAGGACATTTGAGAGCTCTGATACAAGTAAGTATTACGACGGGAGTGGGAGTAGCGAGTTGTTGATTGATGATTTAATTAGCTTAACCAAGATTGAGATACTTGATGACGACGGGAATGTTAATGAGACGATTGATAGCTCAGATGAGTATTGGCTTTATCCGGAGAACAAAACTCCTAAAAATAGGATTGTGTTGAATGCTGATAATGCTCCAATTGCTGTTTTTCCAAAAGGAAATCAGAACATTAAGATTACAGGAACTTTTGGGTATCAAAGCTCTGTGCCTGATGATATTGTTCTTGCCGCTACAAAACTTGTTGCAGGGATTATAGAGGAAAAATACATAAAAGATGTTGGCAGTATTAAATCTGAGAAACTGGGAGAATACTCGGTGACTATTCAAGACATCAAAGAAACCGGGAGAAATTTAGGAGTTTTTGATATCTTGGATAGATACCGAGATATAGTTGTATGACATTAGTTAATCTTTTTACAAACAAGGTTATTGTTGGAAGATTGACTGAAGTATCTGGAGATAAAACTGCTTACGCAACTATTACAAGTGAATATGTCAGTATTCAGAGAATGTCGGACGAGAAAGCAGTGATGGTTGGTGGAGCAATTGGCAAAACATTCAGGTTATATGCCAAAGAAGACGCAGATATAGAAGAAGGAGACAAACTGGTTGATGAAAATGGGAACGAATACAAAGTTGTCGGAGTTTCTATACCGGCAAGTATAGGAAATTTTGTGCATAAAGAAGCAGTAATAATTTTGGTAAAGTAACATGTTTAGCATAAAGATTAAAAATTTAGAAGGACTTGTGAGAGGATTGGAGAGGTTTCCGATTAATCTAAAAAGAGAATTTGGAAGAGCAATGAGAAAATCTATGGCTGTGTTAGAAAGAAAGACAAAACCATTGATTCCTGTTGATACTGGACATTTGAGAAAAACAACTGTTCCTGATTATATTAGACCTTTTAAATCTGTTTTTTCAACTCATACTGATTATGCTATTTATGTGCATGAAAATCTTCAAGCATATCATAGAGTTGGTGAGGCAAAGTTTATGGAAAAAGGAGCAAAAAAATCAGAGAAGATTATTGAAGGATTGTTTGATAAAGCGGTTGAAGATGCTTTAATGAAGTCAATTTATTAAAGAATTATGAGTTTTGAGGTAATAAGAAACAAATTAAAAAACAAATTGGAGAGTATAGATTCAATTCAGGAAGTTCATGCTTATCCTACTGAAACTTTTAATGGGTTTCCTGCCGCTGTTGTTGCTTCTGGAAGAATGGAGTCAGAATTTGAGACAACTACAGAAAACAAGAGGACATATATTTTTACAATTTACATATATCAAGACATAGAGACAAAAGGAGTTGAAAAAGCAAGAAGGATTATTGAGGGAACGGTTGATGATGTAATAGAAGCTTTGGACGAAGACCAGCAATTAAGTGGAATTGAGAATGATTTACCTAGCCAAGAGACAATGATTATAGCTTTTCCTGTTGTTCCTGAAATCCTTGAGGGTGAGAAATATATAAGAGCCGAAATGGAGATTAAGGTTGTTATTTCATTTAGCATTACTTAAAAAGGTCAAAATTATTAATTAATAAGGTGTTTTATCTGAAACTTGTTAGGTTTCAGGTAAGACGCCAAGGTAAAATGCCAAAGTTTACAGGTCGTCTATACCAAGTTGGTATAGGAAAAGAAACAACAAGAGGGGTTGGTGTTGCTCCGGATTTTTGGATACCGAAGACATCAATCTCGTTTGATGATAAGGTGCAGAAAGCTCTTGTCAGCGGGAGTTATGGACATATTTCAGATGCTCCTTTTTCTGGACAAGTAGTAAGTAAATGGGCTGAAGGCGACATAGAAGGAGAATTGAATGCTAATTCATTTGGTTTGATTTTGCTTGCCTTGTGCGGAAGTGTCAGTTCAAGTGGAAGTGGTCCTTCTTATACTCATAGCTATAGTATTGAGAATAATGTGACGCCTGACAGTTTGACAATTCAAGTTCACGACCCAATAGGAGATATGAGGTTTAGGTTGGCGATGATAAATTCTTTAAGCATTGAGGTTGCTCTTGGAGAGATTGTCAGATATACTGCTAATTTTATCTCAAAAGCCCATCAAGACGTTGGGTCTGCCAGCCCAACTTATGAGAGAGACCACAGGTTCACCTCAAAAGACCTGACATTGAAGGTAGCGAATGATATTTCTGGATTGTCTGGAGCAAGCAAGATTAGCGTTAGAAGCCTTACTCTTGAGGTTGCTAGAAATGTAGAAAGAATTGATATTCTTGGAACTCCAGAGCCAGAAGATATAGTTGTTAAAGGATTTAGAATTACTGGAACAATAGAGTTGAATTACGAGGATAGAACTTGGAGGGATTATATGCTTAATGGAAATGTTAAAGCAATGCAGATAAAACTTGAAAGCTCAAAAGAAATTGAAAGCGGAGTTTATCCTAAACTTGAGTTTGTGTTTCCGAAGGTTCACTTTAGTGAATGGGAACCTTCTCTTGGTTTAGATGATATTGCTACTCAATCTATTAACTTTGAAGTTATGTATGACTTGGCTAATAATCGCCTTTGGTCAACTTGTGAGCTAATTAATAGTCATAATGCTTACTAATTATGCCGGTATTTAAAGACTCAAGAACATCTAAAAAAGTTTCTATTCCTGGGATTGAAGGGAGCGAAGTGGAAATCTGGAACACTTTGCTATGGGGGGATTTAGAAGAAATATATCAATCAGAAGATTCTGATATTGTTAAAGGAAGAAAAGCATTAGTAAGACTAATAAAAGATTGGAATCTGACAGATGAAAAAGGAAACAAACTTTCTATTTCAGAAGAAACAGTTAAGAGGTTTACTTTAGAGATGATTAACTTTCTTTTGTCTCAGACAGACTTTGGTAAAGGGTTTGAAACAGAAGACTTAAAAAAAAAGAAGTAAGAGAGAAGTTCAACTTGATTAAATATATTTTATCAAAGGAATTTGGGTGGACAGAAGAAGAAATAAAGAACACAAGCGTTGATTATGTAAGGTTTTGTTTAAAGATGCTGGAAAGAGAAGAAAAATATATTAAAAAAGAGCTAAGTAAAATAAAAAATGCCAGATATAACTAAAAATGTAAAAGTTATAGTTTCGGCTGTTGACAAAACAGAGAGTGTTCTTAATAAAATTTCAAGAAACCTTGATACAATCGGGAAAAAGATGAGTGATTTTGGAAAAAAGCTGACCAAAAGGGTTTCTGTCCCTTTAACAGCTTTAGGGGTTGCTTCTTTTAAAATGGCTGGAGATTTTGACCAAGCAATGAGACAAGTAAATGTAATGTTGAGAGCGAGCGAAGATGAAATGAATAACTATAAAAAACAAGTTTTAGAGGTGGCTAAAACTACTGGAAAAGCTCCAGAAGAAGTTGCTCAAGCTTGGTATCAGATTGTTTCTGCTGGATACAGAGGAGCAGATTCTATTAAAATTCTTGAAACAGCCATGAAAGGAGCTGTTGGTGGTGCTGCTGATGTTGTTCAGACCACAGCTGCTTTAACGAAGGCAATGAATATTTTTCAGTTTGAAGGAGTTGAGGGAGCAAATAGGGCTATGGATACTTTCTTTGGAATTGTTGATAGTGGTTTGTTAACATTTGAACAAATGGCAGCAGCTTTTCCAAGAGCTGCTCAAGGTGCTGCTGGACTTGGTGTAAGTATTGAGGAAACCGGTGCTGCTTTAGCTGTTTTAACAAAAGTTTCTGGTTCTACTGATGAAGCTGCAACCTCACTAAATGCTGCTATGGTTCAGTTAATTAAACCTAGTAAAGCATTGAATGAGCTTTATGAAAAATGGAATGTAAAAAACGGACCAGAGGCTATTAAGAAATTTGGAGGTTTGGCTGGGGTTTTAAAAAAGGTTCAAGAAGAAACAGGAGGAAGTATTGATAAATTAGCAGAATTATTTCCGAATGTTCAAGCGATTAGAGCTGTATTACCATTAATAACAACTAATGCTGAAGACTATGCTAAAGCAATTGAAGCTGTTGGAAAGTCAACCGGAAGAACATCAAAAGCATTTGAAGAAATGGCACAAGGTCCTGGTTTTCAATGGCAACAAATGATGAATGAGTTAAAAATTTCTTCTATAAAACTAGGAGATGCTATAGCTAAGACTCTTGGTCCGACCCTTGATAAACTTCTTAAATCTCTTGAAGGAATTGTTAATGTTTTTAGCAAATTACCTCCTCAGCTCCAACAGGTAATAGTTATGTTTGGTGTATTTCTTGCTTTACTTGGTCCATTTTTATTTATATTTGGTAAGGTTGTAAGTGTTATTGGAAGTTTAGTTTTTTTGGCTAATCCTGTAACTATTGCTGTTTTGGCGATAATAGCTGTAATAGGGGAATTAATAGCAATCGGTTGGACGTTGTATAAAGACTGGGATTTAATAACTGAAGGTTTTAAAATTATGTTTAAAGAGTTGAAAGATGAAATAATGAGAGCGTGGAATAGTATAAAAGAAGCCTTTCCAAAATGGTGGAAGGGGTTTAAAGAAAATATAAATAGTGCCATAGAGTGGATAACAGGAAAATTGAATGGATTGTTAAGCCTTATTGAAAGGGTGAAATCTTCTCTTTCAACATTAAAAGAAAAAGCAGGTGGTGCTGTTAGAAGTGCTAGTGAAAGAATGAGAGGGTTTTTTGGAAGAATAGTTGGTTCAAGACAATTCGGAGGATATATACCTGAAACAGGTCCTTATTTGTTGCATAGAGGAGAATATGTTTTACCGGCGAAAAGAGCAGGAGGAGGAATTGTTGTTAATATACTTGGGGGATACTATTTTTCAGAGGAAGCGGCTGAAGAATTAGGAAATAAAATAATAGAAAAATTAAAACATCAACTAAGATTTTAATATGTTATGGTTCAAGTTAATATTAAGGGAACAGATAGGACTGATTATGTTAAAAAGAATAGCTTACGGATTGAAAATGTATTAACTAACAAGGCTGATACTTGCTCTTTTATAATTGTAAATTATAGCGGGAAGGCAAGTTATAAACCTGATGTAGAAGACGAGGTTATTGTTTATGATGGAAGTGATAAGGTGTTTGGTGGCGTCATTGTAAAAATAACAGAAAAAATGCCATCGCCGGGATTGATTGAGTATGAGATAAGATGTACTGACTATACAAGATTAGCTGATAGAAAACTTATTGCTCAAGCATATCAAAATCAAACAGCAGAGGATATTATTAAAGACCTTGTTGATAATTATCTTGATGGCTTTACTTATAATAATGTTAGTTGTGAAGATGTTATTGACTATATTAAGTTTAATTATGAGCCGTTTTCAAAGTGTTTACAAAAACTTGCTGATATTACAGGGTATGATTGGTATATAGATTATGACAAAGATGTTCATTTTTTTGACAAAGCAACGAATTTAGCTCCTTTTAACCTTACAGATACCAATAAGAACTATATTGTTAGAAGCTTGGAAATAAATAG